CTTTTCTCCTTCAGGAGTTAAATAGATATGAACCCCTAACTTTCTAGCTTGCACACTATAGTATCCGTACATCATTCAGGAAACCCTCTTGACATCCCGATAAACACGTTGATAGGAATTCTCGGGGTATTTGAAGGTGAGGGGAAATAGAGTTGCCATGAAGTCATCCTCTACTTTTGTGTTAAGATTTGAGGAAATCGTCTTACGTTTGATATGCCGTGATGCGTACTCCATCTTAAATTCCGCAACAGGCAAACCCGAAAGGGCACGGCGAATTCGTTTGCAGCGTTTTGCGTTCATCTTGTTATCTCCTATTAACTGAAAAGTGAAAATGGGAGAACCCCTGATGAGATTCTCCCTTGTTTCTACTTAATTATTCCACTGCTTCAACTTGCGGAACGACGCGCAGTTTCAGACTGGCACGTTTCTCTCCATCCCTACCTTTGTAGGAGGAATAGGAAATTCTGCCGCAGAATTCCAGCTCACTTTCCAGCATTTCGAAGATGGTTCCAATAGTAACTCCGTTGAGATCCTCAACTCCTGCGATCTTCTTGACTTCCCGTTTGAGCATTCCCAGACCGTCTAGGGTTCCCTGGAAACGGATAGTGAAAAGACTACCATTGGGAACAGGAGGTTCATCACTGGAAACCAGTTCTCGCGTTTCCACGACTGCGATAGTAACTTGAATGCTTTGAGATTCAGTACCGTCGTCATTCTCAAACTTGGTGATCTTTCCACCTTTCGTGACAAGGTCGTAGTCACCGGCGGGAGGTTGAATGAAATCAGGAGCCTCTTGAATGTGATCAAGGGAATCATCCATCATGGATTCGAGATCGAGAAGGGTTGCTTGGGTCTTGGCCATTTTATTTGCTCACTTTCTTAGTTGATTGGGTTTTGGTTTTCTTACTGGGACGGGGTGTAACATTGAAGGGTTGCTGATGAGGGTACTTTGATTTTTTCTGCGGTCCCTCTTGCTTAGTTGGTTGGTTCATTCTTGGGTGCCTTTATGATTCCACCGTGAATAAGAAGGGCTTTCATATCGAGTGTTGCACTCTTTTCGATCTCGATATTAAGCCTGGACTTCGTTTGTACGTTTGGTCTGTATGTAGTCGATGAGCCTCCTTTATGTTTGCTACCTGAAATTTCAAGTTGGACGATGGTCCCAAAATATTTCCCTACCATAGTGGAAAACGTTTTAGTTCCGATCATTGGGTACTGCTTTGTGCGGACCAACTGTTTGTTAGGCCCTGTTCCTGTATATTCCTCGTCGTAGAGGACATGGGTTAATACAACGAAGTTGGTGTGTCTTCCTACTTGGACAACCTGAAGAATGGATTTCAGCCAATTATTCACTGTTCCCCATTCTTGGATTTGCAAAATCGCATCCTCTGGCTGTCCTTTGAGAAGTGCATTTACCCCGCAATCTGTCAACTGACTTCCACTATCCAAGATTACGAGGTCATTGTGTGTCAGCTTTGTCAGGTTGAACTGCTGGAATACCGCTTTTTCTTGCATGCACTTCACACAATTCATCTTTCCGTGAGCTTCGCAAATCGGTACATCCTGTGCGCTGCTGAACATTCTAAGGATTGCGTTCATTACGAACGGATCTTTCCTTGTGTCCAGCATGCTAAAGAGTTGGATTTTCTGCAACGCGGAGTCAGGAAGTCCCATTGAGAGAATTGTATCTTTGCCGTTTTCCAGATCGAGCCAGATGATTTTCCTGATTTCTGGAATCATAGCTGCTGTAGCTGCGAAGCGAGTCTTTCCTGAACCACTATCACCGTAGATCAGGATTGCGTGACTACCGCTTTCCTTCTCTCGTGCTTTCTTTAGGGCTAGCATGTCCATTCACAGTTTTCCTCTAAGGACTCTAGCTACTAGTGAGGAATATCCTGCCAAGTCATCCCAATGATCAATAAAATCGGCGTCACCTGCAACCATTCTTCCAATTTTATGAAAGATCATATCCAGAGCTTCCTGTTGTTCCATCGTAAGGGTCTTTCCTACGATTTCCAGTTCATCACGCAGGACCGTTTTTAATCTTTGCGTACATCTTGCATGATCTCGGAAATTGCCGTGCGTCTCTTCCCTTTCCGAGAGTATAGTTTCTACTATATCAATGGCTTTGTCAATGGTTTCTTGTGCTGTCTTGGTATTGTCCATTACTGTCTGTGCTTTTACCCTGTAATTACAAGACTTCCAGTTAAATTGGGGATCCGGATTCCATCTCCATTCCCGTGGATATCCGCCAGGCTTTATACTAATGAACTCAATGTCCGCCCCCTTTCTGAAAGCTTTTTCTACGCTCTTTCTATACTGTTTCTGACTCACTGCTTCTTCTATTCTTATTTCCATTTCCTTGCCCTTAAGATGGTCTTTGCGAACTTGACTTCGTGTTTCAGCTCACTTGGTTTAACACGGTACTCTACAAAATCCCAGAGAAACGAGGGATTTGCTGCTGGATTCCATTCTCCCTCTTGTTTGTGAAGAAAACGGTATTCCACTTTCATCCCTATACTATGAAGGTACTCTACTGCTTCTCGATACTTTTTGTTTTGCGTGCTCATGCTTGGAACTCCCATGAAATTACAACTTGTCGATAGGGCAAATTGTAGCGCATACACTCAAACTCTGGCTCGTTGCAGATACTTTTAACCGCTATCATCAACTCATCCACATACTTATACCTATCGCACGGTATAACGACGCGCTTGAATCCATACATGGAGGCTTCGAGAATGCTTGCTCGCAACTCTTGTTCATATTTCTTTACCAGACTGTTGGCTCCAGCTACCTGATAGGCGGCCTTTACTTCGTGGATGAACCTTTTTTTTTTGCTCATTCCATTATCCTTTCCAAGTGATCCTGAATCAAATCTTCTAGCTTAAATGTGAATTGATATTCAGTCGTATCTTCTTCCGGAGCTTTCCTCCTATCGAGGGAATGAAGTCCACACCCACCGAAGTGGAAACAAGGCTTGTTATATTTTATGCAGCCGGCCAGACGCTGAGGGAAGATTCCCATATCAAGCTGGCGCCGCATCCGTTCTACGTCCATTCCCAAAGTGATGAAAAAGTTAAGCCGATCCTTCAGGCTCTTGGTGAAAAGCAGGTCATGGATCTTTGGCTGGAAACCATTACCAGATCCGAGCTGGCCGACGAAATAACCTACGTCATAATCACTATTTTCCTTTCCGACAACGGAATCAATGACAATACTATAGCCAATGAGCTGAGGGCTGTTTGCATACAGAGGGTCAAGAGTCAAGAGGTTCATTCCCGTTGTTTTGAAATCCTTGACCATGTACTTTCCGCTATACCTGTTTCTCATTACTAGGTCGACATATCCTACGTAATAGAATAGATCATCAATATCGATCCGGAATGAAAGCTGTACAGCTGGCTTACCCTGAAAGGTAGCGACTTCCCATTCTTCCATCATCGTGTCGAGATTATACATCGACGCAAGGACTAAGTTAATTGCCACCATTTCATTCTTCCTGGCAGTTTCTGGAATGCAGATTATGTCATCTTCCATCCCGTGATAGGCCAAGTAAGCATCCCATACAGCTCTGTCTTGGGAACCCGTAAGAATGTAGGTAGTGCATCCCGCTTCATAAGCGTGTCCAAAAGCAAAATGCTCATTGGTTTTTCTTCCCTGATGGGATTCGAGGAGTCTGTTGAGTTCAAACTTCCTCTCGCAAGTTAAGTATTCTTCAAGCGCTGAGTGGGACAGACGTATTTTCATCTTCTTGTTCCTTTTCTGCTAACTGAGAAAGCCATGCATCAATAACCATGCTAGGATTTAAATCTTCTTCACCTCTACGCCAAGCCAGCTCCACCAAAAGCTTAAGTTGACTGTAATTTGTGATAATGTTCATCCTTTGCTATCTCCTTCTTTTGAAAAATAATCCATCATTGCCCTATGCGCCTCTACGTTTGCGTGCATGTAGAGAAGATCGCAGACTGCGTTATCTGGCTCATTCTCGTAGTGTGCGATGTCCATATTGTAGGACTTCATTGCGTTGAGAACTGCGTCCTTCCAAGGATTTCCTGATTTAGTTTCCACGTGTTTATTCCACAGTTTCTCGAGTTCAGTATGCTGTGCGTCGCATACACTTCGCCATCCCGCTCTGTACAAGGCGTCGACAAATTCGTCAAAACTGATGCCTATGTCTAGGTTAGAGTCACACTTAGGAACTTGAAGCGTTTCTTCCTTTGCCTCTTCGATTCTTCCTAAGCATAAACTATTTGTCGGGTTTGGCTTTAATCCCGCAAGGTAATCACTTCTTGATATGTAATCAGTGTATTTACAATGGATGCATTCGAATAAATATTCTCCGTTATGAGGATGGCAATATAAATATCTCCAGTCATGCTCACTCATCTTGCTTCCTCTCTTTCCTCGAACTAAGGATATATTCTGCAAAAGGTTTGAAGGCTTGAAATCCTGCTTGCACTGGATGGAACACTATTCCTACAAGAAATCCGAGAAGGAAGGACGGAGTCAGCAGAATCAGGAAGATTGTTTGTACTGAGACTTTGAGAAACGGTTTCATTCTTCATCTTCCGTTGCGTCTAAGATAAGTCCTATGCCAATGCAGAGAAAGGTTAAGACGATATGTAACAGTGGGTAGCTTCCTATTACTATCCAGATAGCCTGCAGCAATGCTAGAAAGTAGAATGGAATAGCTAACATACTGGTCAGTCCAAAGAAAGATCGATCGAGAGATCCACTTTTGTACTTCCTTTCCTGCGGGAAGACGGAGTTTCTTTTGTTGCTGCCGCAATTGCAGTTCCTACTAATCTCTTGATTGCAGCGACAGCCATTCCGATATCCTCGGGAAGAAGCAATTCACATGCCGCTGGGTTCTTCAGGAGGACCATTTTCAGATCATCCATTTCTGCTTTTAGGTCCGTTCCTGAAAGCTCCGATAGCTGTGCGATGCGAAGTTTGATTTCATGTGCTTCTTGGGTTAGTTCTTGCATTCTTTATTCTCCATCTGCCGTAGTTGTTGGACCTTCTCATCGTAGTAATCCATATTCACTTTGATGTAGTCGAGTTCTGTCTTTGCCTGCAGGACGGCCTCTACCAGTGTATTAATTTCCTTTAGTGAACCGGAGGAATGTCTACATAGCATCATGCTGAAGTCTTGTATTCTCTTGTTCAGCGCATAGTGCCATACTTGATGAGAGATCTCTGCCGCCTTTAGGTTTAAGAGTTCCATGTCTTATTCCTTTTCCTCGTGCTTATCGAAAAACGGGAGTCTCTCCTCGAAAAAAGTTAGCTGCTCGGTAGCAAAGGCAATCTTCTCCTTAATTTGATTAAGGGTTGTCGTGATACGGGACACTTGTTCTTCTGTTTCTACTAAAGTCTCGGCTTCATACCGTAATACATCATTGAAGTCTGAGATATACTTATCTTGAAGACCTTTCCATGCCAAATAATGTTGGCATGCTTGTTCTTTCTTTGTGAGTGCCATTTCTTTCTTCCTTTACTTTATTTACTTCGCAAGGTTGGATATAGCTAACGCCGATCGCCGATCGTCATTCCTCTGAAAGATCGACTTTCGTCATTTCTGCCAATTTTACTCGTGATACTGGCCTTCGTCGTACTAGAACTGTAGCACGTCTGGTTGCAAAGACACGAAGATCAACCCAATCAGGATCAGTTTCATCTTCCTCTACTTTGAATCGCAGAGTGACTGCTTCCCAGGGAATTCCTTTGCTA